GCTGTACCAATATCATCCAGCGTAGCAATCGTTCCAGAGGCACTAGGAAGCGTGAAAGTTTTTGTAGAACCTCCTGCTGTTATTGTGAGGTTTCCGTTGTTTTGCAGTTCTAATAATTGACTGCTATCGGGGGAATAAATTTCGTCGTGCGAATGCACAGACATACCGCCAATTTCCTGTATTGTGCCAGTACTAGGATGCTTGGCGTAAAGTTTTTTATCGGCGTGATTTATGCAAATCTCGCCAGATGCAAGGTCTGCGTTTGCAGGAACCCGCGCAGCAATTGTGCTTTTTTTAGGGACTATGATTGGATTAGCCATTATGGAATGGGGTTGCCTCCAGAGGGGTTGAACCTCTGAAGGGCTTTAGTTTAGGGACTAGTAAGTTCCACCATCAATGGTGGTTTCAAGCGCAGTTACGCGCGAATCAAGGGCCGAATCAGCCGATGTACGAGCCGAAACTTCGGAAGCCAAAGCAGCGTTGTTGCTCGTTACATAACCAGCAAAAGCAGAGTCGTTAGCAGTATCAACACTGTTGATAAGGCTTACGATTTCAGCAAAGCTATCCTTGTCTGCGTCAGCGGCAGAAAGAATTGCGTCGATGCGGTTTTTCTCAGTTGTGATTTTTCCATCGAGAGCCGAATCAGCACTGGTGCGAGCGGAGGTTTCAGTAGCGAGATCGGAAGCGATAACACCTTCAGCGGCGGTAGCGCGGGAAACCTCCGCTGAAACTGCCGATGTCAATGTGCTGTCAGCAGCAATGCGAGCGGCTTCTTCTGCGGCGATAGCAGCAGTCAGAGTCGAGTTTGCAGCGGAAACAGCAGCATCAGCGTATACTTTGGTAGCGAACGTGCCAGAACCACCAATAGCAAGTGGGGTTCCGTCAGCTTTACCAACGAAAAGGCTGAGATTTGTGAGATCCATTGCCAACTCACCAGAAGAAAGACTTGCGGGAGTGGAAGAACCACGTTTAATGCGAAGGATTGGATTTGCCATAGTTTTTTATTGTTTTTTTGTTTTGTTTTGTTTTTTGGGTTTTCTGGTTATTCAGAAAGTTTTAGACTGGTGCTGGGCTATATTCTCCAGCATCAATTTCAGCTACATTTGTAAGTTCGCCATTGTCTATTTGAGCAACAGAATTTCCATTAGGCAATGTCCCATCTTCGCTAATTGTAAGCGAGGAGCTAGGACTAAAATCTAGACTGCCTGTAAATGGATTGAATCTAACTGCCATATTAAGCAATGCTAACCATTACTAAATTTGCGTCATTTGCTGTGGGAGGTTGCACGGAATATGTCAATGTAAGCGTTGCAACAACAACCGATTCTTTGCTGTAAGCTACAGTTGCGATATTGTTAGTAGAACCATAGTAAGTCAATGCGAGTGAATCGAATTCTGGGATTTTAAATCCTTGAATCGAGTTTGCAATATTGGAAACCCCATCAAGAACAAGGTGACGGAATTTCGCTGTGTCGAGGATTGAAGGGATATTATCCATAGTATGTTAATGTTAAACTGATGAGGTGGCAGAGTCAATAATTAACTCTGCCACCGATATCAACCTACATAATTAAACGCAAGGCAGAGGATTGCCATCAAATGCGCAACGCTTGTAGACAATGGCGCACACGTTCTGTGGGCGGATTGGCTGGATAGCGCGTTGGATTTGATAGATATGCTGACCGAAGTCACCATAAAGATTGCAATCGTTATCGCGGAAATACGTCCACTCCAACTCACCCATGGCAAGTTGAGGAGCGAAACGGAAGGTTCCTTCGCCAACGTATTGTTCAGGCACAAGGCGTTTGAATGCTTCGCCACCGATTACGAACATAACTTCGTAAGGTGCAGCTACCCAAGCTGGGTTGCGGCGTTGAGCGAAGCCATTCGTAACAGCAGTGCTGACGATTGGGTTGACGAGGACGAGGTTGCCGCTTCCGTCGACACCAGTAGCGCGAAGTGGCTGTTGGTCGATACCGAATGCGAAACCGCGATAGCCCATGAACTGATAGCCAGAAATGGACTCATCACCCAACTTGAACGAACCAGCGGTAAGATAGAGCAAGTCTTCTTTAACGTCTGCATCGTTACGGAAGTTTTCGATCTGATCGGCACTAGCAAGAACTTGGAAGAACTCGCCATCTTTCGATGCGAAGGGTTCTGCAAGCATCTCTTCGCGGAGGAACGTGCCAATGCGATAGAGGGTTTTGAAGTTCATAGGCGCATCAGGAAGATGCGAAGCGAACTGGGTGTTGATCTGCTGCATATCACCCGTGAGGTTATCGCCAAACGAGAATGTGCTGTTGACAACGTATTTGATACCAGACTGAATCAGGTATTGATAACGAATGTCAGCATTGATGATCTGAAGGATCGTTTTCTCAAGGGAAACTTGAGCTTGGAGGTAAGAACCTTTGAACGCTGTACGAGCTTGCTTAACGCAAACGCGAGGGCCAGCACCACGAAGGGTCTGGAGTTGGAACTGATACTCAGTCGAGCCAACAACGTCAGGGGTTGCACCGATACCACAAAGACCCGTGTCGTTAACGAAGGTAGGGGCAGCGAGAGAAGCGGCAGGAACTGCCATTTCCTCAACCACGCTACGAACAACGTCCGAAACGGATGGAAGGGTTCCACCATCAATCGAGTTGATGTATGGGGATTTGCGAGCCAAGACCTTAGCGATCTGACCGATGATACGATTTACGTCTTTAGAAGCGAAATTCTGAATTGTCGCTAGTGGGATACATTCTGCCATAATATTTGTTTTCTGTTTTGTTTGTTTGTTTAGGTTTGTTCTGCTTGAACCGACCCTTTAGAAGATCTATTGGGCGACATTCAAGTGTGCATGGAATCGCATTGCAATTTTACACAATTTTCTTGTTTGTTCGCCCCGGCACGTTGGGCTTGTTAATACGGCCTGTTTGTGGATTCTTTGACTTCCACGGAGTCATAGGTATACGGAACCTACCTGCCGAAGTGAATTCAGAACTGCGATATATTAACGGATATGTCAACAAAAAACATTCAATTACATAGAAAAAATAATTGTGTAACGATGAAAAAAACATTTGACGGAATAAATGAATGTGATAATTTTAATTCATCTTACTTGAATTTTCACAGGATTCAGGCGAAACAATTTTACTCTCCAGCAAAATAACCCGTCTCGATACTGTGAATATCAAGGCGGGTTTTTCCTTTTGTATGAAGCGTAACGGCAGTTCCCAAAAGTAGCCCTAAAATAAGATGAGCGTAGCACGGCATGGTTCTATCCCATGACTGCGGAACAAACCTGAAAAGGACTCCCGTGTGAAGGAGAGGCGTTGGGAGGGGTAACAGACTACCAACTTAATAGCTTCTTCCGAAAGGAAGAGGTCTGCGAATCAAACTGGCTCTCACCGAAAGGTGTAAACTAAAGTAAGGCTAGGCAAAGGACGACCTCTGGCCGAGTGATTCATAAAAGCATACGAACGGCTCCATACGAGAAAGCATCGTGTATTTTTAGCAGTATCCCATTATGTGGGATCTGCTATGCACCGAACTCACCACCAAGTAAGCATTATATATCTAACGCTTCTGTAATACAAATTCTATGAATGCCTCAACGCGATTTTCATATAGATATGTTTGATCGACTCTAGTTCCAATTTTGTAATTATAGTTTGTGTCAATGAGGTCACAATAGACTAAATGGCAATTAAATTTTGCTAACCACTCTGGCAAACACACATGGGTTGGTGCAGGAGATCCTGATTGCCAAAGCGACCATGTTGACTTGTGATCTGGGTTAAATCGGCTAGGCCAAATCATACCTTCGTAGAGTTCCCAAGATGGAATTGAGATAACTGCGTATCCATCTTTTTTAAGAACATTCAGCCAAGATTTAAGTGCAGCTTTAGGATCGTGCATATGCTCTAGGCACTGGGAAGCATGGATGTAATCGAATGATTCTTTTGGAAAGTATTTATCAAGATGATTTGCATCTCCATCTTCCATGTCGAATCCTACAACTCCATCGACTTTGATTATATCATCTCCTGCTCCAATATCAATTCCTGAACCTTGGAATATCTTAGAAAAAAGTACTGATTTTTCTGAGTTAAACCTACGTTCCATTGCTTTGCTTGATTCTTTCATTTTATTAGTTCTAGTTAAGTTATTAAGTCTTGAAATTTATCTCTGTGAAAAATAAGTGATGTATCTCGTATCATTGTTGAGTCTTTGGGGAATCTATGTGGCTCTGCGTTTCCATGCGTATAATCACCATAACTGTGTTGGATTAGTGGAGTCCTATGAATTGTATGTGGGATAGACTTAATCATCCAACCATCCCATCCCTCTCCTTTAAATTTACCATCAATATATTTAGGGATTAACCATCTTGTGCTTGGCCCATAGATTCCAATTCCACCAATAAAATCATATGGAGGATTCTGATCAGATGATAGCATGAACTCTTTGCCAGAACGAAGGTATTCTTCTTCTACTGATTTCAACCATCCTTTCTTGAGTGGAATTGAATCAGGCTCTAACCAAAAAAATGGTTCTCCAGCCATATATTCAGCTCCTTCACGCAATGCAAAGTTATTTCTATCTGGATACTCTATAGTTTCTTCATTACAAATAATTGTAACCACTTCTGTTCCATCAAGTTTATAAATATAATCAACAAGTTTATCAACAATTTTAACTTGAGATTTTGCTTTTACAATTATTGCTTTCATATTATATTTGGAATAGTTATTTTATTATCAAATCCAAAAATAGCTCCTTTATATTTTATAATGCTATTTGGAACACTAGTACAAACTTCTTGTATCAATGGTTTCATTAAAGCCATTGCAATCCAGCATGAGGAAGATTGATTGCCAACAAATAAAGAACACGCATTGATTGCTTCAGCTACTTTCAAACAATCTTTTGTTGGATAATGATCTATTTCACCAATTACATTGCAAAAATCCTCATGTTCCTCTTCTGTTCCAATAAAAACAGCAGTAGTTTTGTATTTTTTATAAATTTCCTTCCAAGGAAAATTAGGATTCCTATATCTATGTGATCTATTGAACACAACTTTTCCAAGAATGTTGTTATCTTTGCTAACATTTATCCAAGGTTGCGTTATTTTAACATGACCAGTTCTCCTTGGAACAAATCCAAGGAATCTCGCTTGAGAATCCATTAAACTTATATTGTTTTCATAACAATTTCTCCAATGTGTCATGTCAAAATCAACAATAGAAACATCA